GTTGATTGCACCATCGTAGTATTTTGTTGGGAATATGATGTCATCTCCGAAGACATATACCTCAGTACAGTTAACACCGTACTTCGATAATATGCCCGCACGTACCAGACCCCAGAAAACCAAACTCTCCACAGGGAAAGTAAGGCAGTTCCCCATAGGGGCGAACATCTGGAGTGCAACTAAACGTCCATCCATTAACACGACATCAGAAGCGCGTGTGCTGCACAGGGTATCGAACACGTAGTTACCAAAAAGGTATTCTACGAGGGCGAGACCTATGCGGTCACTTGCTTCTTTAAGGTCAAGAGTACAAAACTCTTGACTAGCGGAACTATGGAGGGCTATTGATCCGTTAACGCTCTGGTCGGAGAAGTTTATTCTCCCAGCAGTAAGCGGTGACTTTTCAATAGCACTCTCCAAGACCTGTCGTTGACCCTGCTGAATCCATATCGCCTCAGAGGGGTGCACGCAAATTAAGCGTGGACCCCGAGAGTCCTTAGGAACAGCCACCATCCTACACGTGATTTTGTCATGTATAGGATAATCATGCTTCAGTAAATCCTCCATGCCCACATTGTGGACACAGTTGAAATACTTATCATAGGGATAGTAAGCCTCAATAGGCTTATAGATGGTGAAATCACCCTTCTCGCATGGGATCCTTCGCGGAAAAACCGCACCGGGACCATATGAGGGTATGATATCAAACCAATCGATGCGTGAAATCACGCGCCCGATTAGTCGCTTGGCCTCCCTAAATAGCGGATCAGGAGTTTTAGTGCTTTTAAACACAGAATTCCAAAATCCGACATCTTGGTTGGCTTCTTCAAAGCTCGACTGAGCTTTTTGGAGTTGTTCATTAGTTGGCACGTGCTCGGCTTTGTAACCAAAGCCAAGGATTGTTCTGATACTACCTAGATACAGCCCGCATTCCTCGGTTGAGGAAGCATTCTGGAAGCTTTCCCAAAGTGGCAAAAGCCACTCAGGAAAAGCCGGCTCCAAAGGAGTCGCTAGTTCTAAGTATAACAGTAGATCCTTGTCTAGCTTGGGACCAGAAACCTGGACCCACAACAAATCGAAGTCTTCGGGGAGATCCAATTGGATTCCCGTTAACCTTGAGATGTCAGCTAGCAGGCTGGAGTATGCTTTTAGTATCATGCTCATATGAATAATCACTAACCTGATTGGTATGAAGGAGCCGTACAAA